GGATGTGGATCTGCTATTGCATCCTCATCATTGTTTGTTGATATGATGATGGGTCTAACTATTGAAGAAGCAAAGCTAATTAAAGATAAAGACATTGCAGAGGTCTTACAACTCCCACCAATTAAATTACACTGTAGCGTATTAGCAGAAGATGCTATTAAACAAGCTATGGTAGATTACGAAACAAAGAACGACAAAGATTATAACCACCCAATACTAGACACAGCAAAGTCTATGATCGGGCACAACAACCCACCAGAAAAATGAGAGAACTAGGATTAGTATTAGCAGGATGTTTTGTATTCACTCTATTTTTTGTTGGGGTAATATATCCAGATATAGAATATAAAAATGTTCCAAGCAATAATTCATGTACCGGTATGTGTTATGCAGAGTATGTTGAATTAAATGGAACAGTCGTAGAGATTGAACAAAGAAAGAAACAACTTGCAGCAGGTGATCCTTTTAGCGACATCAGAGGTATATGGGCAGGGTGTGCAGCATGTCATGGCCCAGATGGCGGCGGTGGCGTAGGACCTAAACTTGCTGGACAAACAGCAGGCTACATCAGTGATAGGCTCATAGCATACAAGAACAAAGAACAAGTTGGACCAATGAGTGCAATGATGTGGGGGCAAGCAGCAATGTTATCAGATAAAAATATAACTATGATTGGAGACTACATTCAAGCTGGATTGCCAAGTGATTGATCTAACTGACAGAGCAATAACACACATCATGAAGAACCTTCGTAGCGAGGGGGAGTATGTTCGTGTAGGATTGAAGCCGGCTGGATGTACAGGATTCGAATACATTATTGATTGGGACAATGATGTTACAGAGGACGATATGATTATTGACTTCGGAAAGTTTGGTGTCATCATAGACATAAACTCTCAGCCAATGATAGACGGATCGACAATAGATGTTATACATGATGGTATAAATACTAATGTTAAAGTTATTAACCCAAAAGAAATTAACTCGTGCGGTTGTGGAGCAAGCGTACAATTTTAAGGATACTATATTATGATCAAGTGGACAATTTATTCAAAGGACAACTGCCCTTATTGCGATAAGGCTAAGTTTGAGCTTCAACACGAAGCTGAAGTAGAAGTAAAAAACATTTCAACTAACCCAGACTATCTAACAGAGCTTATGGAAAAGAATCCTGTTGCTAGAACTATGCCTCAAATATTTAAAGACGATAAACTTATTGGTGGGTATGATCAACTTATTGCTGATAGAGCAATCGACGCTAAGTACGGAATATGAAGTTAAACATAACTGGTGACATAGAAAATACATCTCCTGTAAGGAATGAAGTAGATAAAGAAGCTATGGGTGGTACAGAGCTGATGAAGTATGCTTTGCATGATAAGATTGATAGCAAACTTATGTCTAAGTTCAATATTATACCATCAAGAGTTAGAGAAATATCTGATACAAAGAAAAATATATTATGGTTACATGACCTACCACAGGATCCAGAATCTCAACATCTTAAGAATGGTGGATGGAAGAAGTTTGATCAATTAGTGTTTGTGTCACATTGGCAAAAGCAACAATATGAGAACTTCTTAGCTGTGCCTCCTAGTGCTGGTGTAGTATTACAGAATGCAATTGAGCCAGTGGATATTCACGACAAGCCTACAGACAAAGTTAACATTATATACCACACAACGCCTCATAGAGGCTTAGAACTTCTTATTCCTATTATGGATGGAATAGAGAAAGCACTTCCCGATGTAGACTGGCACTTAGATGTATACTCTAGCTTTGGTGTTTATGGATCCACTTGGGAAGGAAGGAACAAACCATACGAGCCTTTGTTTGATAAAATAAAGGAACATGATAGAATGACATACCATGGGTATGTGAGCAATGAGGAAGTCAAAGAGGCTCTCAAGAAAGCTCACATCTATGCTTATCCAAACATCTGGCCAGAGACTTCTTGCATATCTATGATAGAGGCAATGAGTGCTGGGTGTATTGTTGTACATCCTAACCTAGCAGCACTTCCAGAGACAGCTGCTAACTGGACACTGATGTATGACTTTCATGAAGATATGCAACAACATGCAAACAGACATGCACTCACATTAATGGACGCAATGCGTTTAACTAATGATGAGAATATGAGGGGGCGTCTACAAATGCAAAAGTCATATGTAGATGGATTTTATAGTTGGGAAACAAGGGCACAACAATGGACAGTCTTTCTAACAAGCCTACTATCGTAGGCAGAATATCAGCTGAAGAGCATTACAAAAGTATGATTGCTGAGCAGAACGCTCAGATTTATAAAATGTATGGAAGGATCAGCGACTTACTAGAGGAAAAGATTAAGCTAGAATCAGAGGTCGAACGCCTCTCGCAGCTTCTGAAACTTAAGTAAGTATTCGTTCCTTTCGGAACAGTTCTTAACGAACACTTGAGGTTCGGGTTCATCATCTACACCAATTATGGTCACTAGTTGCGGAACTCGGATCCCAGTTCTTTCTTCAAACATAAACGCATAAGCAGACTCCTGTATAAAGTATCCCTCACACCAATGCTCTGGCTTTCTTTTCTTAGACGTTTTGAAATCAATAATAGATAACTTACCTTTGTACTCAGCAATCAGATCTACTTGACCGGCTGCCTGTAAGAAGTCGCTATATAAGAATCCTTCTACTGATCTAATGTTATCTACATTAGCGTCCAACTCTTTCTTAATAGCTAAGAACATTTCTTTATTAGAAGGCATAACCTTCTCTTCCATCAACTCATTGAGACAATAATCTTCACATAGTTTATGGACAGACGTACCTCTTCTAGTAGCTTTAGTTGTAATCTTATTAGCAGCTTCATTGCCTACTCTCTTACGCCACGCGACAATTGCATCTTTGCTTAGCTGAGACGTTATGGTGGTGACTGAGGGGTAGTGCTTGCCATCTGGGGTCTCATATACCCTTTTGCCGTCAACGTTCCTTCTAGGCAGTTTCTGAAGCTCTAAGAGCTGTAAATTAAACATAGTTACGATTCCTTTGCAATGATATACTCTTTAACCAGACCAGAACGTACAATGTCCTCTTTCTGAAAGTCTATCCTATAAAATGATTTCATCTTGGTGATGATATCCATGAAGTGAATTAGACCGACTTGCTCGTCTTTGAACTTTAAGTCTGTCTGAGATTGATCGCCACAAAGTATCAATCTAGTTTTAGGTCCAAGTCTTGTAATGACTGAGTCTAGTTCGTGGAAGGTTAGGTTGTTTATCTCGTCGACAATAACAACACAATTATCAAGAGTGGTTCCACGAATGAAGGATGTAGGAATGAATTCCAACATAAATTTGTTCTTAAGAATTGAGTAAGCGTCGCCCCTATTGAAGAGGTTGTTTGCGATTGATGAATATGGTTGCTCATATACTTTTAGCTTCTCCTCTAAGCTACCAGGTAGGAATCCAACATCTCTTGTTGGGACTGCTGACCTGACTATAACTACTTTTTTATAACTATCATTTAGTACTTCTTGTAAGGCAAGGTACATAGCTATGTATGTTTTTCCTGTTCCAGCACACCCATGCAATAACAGATTCAAATCATTTTCAAATGATATAAATGCTGACTCCTGACTTGGTGTAAGAGCCGAAATAGTTTTCATCGAGAACTTACCTATATTAATTTGGTTGTCGTCGTTCAAAACACCTTGCTGTCTAAGAGAGCGTTGTTCCCTCTTAGTAAGTCTTTTTTGTTTCATTTATTTGATAGCCTTAACAGCCTCTAGTGGAAGGATTACTCCCTGTCTTTCCTCATCAACATCAACGATGAGACCCTTTGACCAGTCGACATAAATGACATCATTAGGTGCAATGCCTGTTACTTCTGGTCCAACATTAATAACCAATGCTGGGGCAGAGCCTGGTTTAGTATCATCGACATCTGCCGATAAAATAATTCCACCCTCTGTAGTTTTTTCTTTCTTACTTTTGCCTTTCATTTCAGCAACTAAAATATTATCTCTTGTACACTTCATATTATAAATCCTCTAATCCTTTATTATCATAAACCTTGTTATCTTTCTCAGCCTGTGCCTTCCATTTATCAACAGCCTTGTTGACTTGGCCTTGTTTGCCTGACTTAGCTGAGTTCATTGATCTGCCAAAGTTTGATTGTGGATTCTGTTCCCCAATCTTTTGCAGGACTTCATTGAACCCATCATCAACCTTACGTAGACCATCTACGCCACCTACAATCATCGGAGCACTTAGTTTTTGTTTGATATGAGGATTGTCTGTTAGGAACTTCTCACGCTCAGCAAGTTTAAGGAGCATCTCGAATTGCTCACCTGTTTCAGTGTCTACGAAATCGTATAGGGGCATTACTTCTGGCCTAAATCTAAACCAGGGTATGCTTCCATAACTACTTTTTTAGATATGCCTTTGATCTTTCTTGACTTACAAGCTATCAACAGCTCAGCGTCATCTGGATCTAACTCCTCTATCATGTTAACAAATATCTGCTCACGTCTTAGAGGTTTTAAGTTGTCGTTGCCACCTTCTAGGAACAAATACATTCTACGCATTTCGGAATATAAATGTCCTTGTGCATCGAATGTTTTATCTAGTGGTGTGTAAGGCGGAGTGCCTTCTGGGAGTGCCCAAGTAATTCGACTATCATAAGCAAGCTCCATGATCCCTCTTAATGAAGGACTGTCGTGCTTTTGTAATAGTTTAACTTTCTGTGGGTTTGTTTTTTCTGCTTGTATTTCTTTGACGATTTCGCCTAGTCCAATTTTCATATTAAAAGTCACCTATGTGTTCCATCAAGTTAGTAAGTCTATTCTTGATGAAGTAATTAAAGAGCCCGGACCTATCTGCAGGTACGTTCTCATATTGCTTTGCGACCTCAACAGATATATGTGTTGGGGTCTGATAGAGGTCGACAAGTACTTCGTTTCGTCTAAACTCAATTGAGTCGTAATCGAAAGAGCCAGATTCTATCTCCTCTATAACTTTATTTATAAAGGTTTGTCTAACCGGCTTCTGCCTTCCTCCTGTAACAAACACATCACCAGGAGAGAGTGCGTTAGGTATACCATCGCCTCTGTCGCCTTTTAGTATGTGCTCGATAAGAAACTTATGTGGGTCATTGGTAGCCAGCTTCCTTTTACGGACTGGATCCCATTGACTCACATTAGAAAACTTCTGCAATTGCATGAAGTCTTTATCACCTGAGAGTATCATTATTGGATCACCAGTGCCTAGCATTTTACCATGCATATGACAAAGGACACCAATGACATCATCAGCTTCGGCCGTATCGACCATTATAAACTTGTATGGAAAGAACTCTTTAAGTTCATCTCTCACGTTGTTAAGACAATTGAATAGTTGATGCCAATCTAACTCTGATGAGTCTCTGGCAGACTTCCTATGTGCCTTGTAGTATGGGAATACATCTTTACGCCATACGTTAGTTGAATCACAACAAATAACTAGCTCACCATATTCGGCGCTAAATTTATTCTTGTATCCTCGTAGTGCATTAAGTATCATATGACGAAGAAGATTCTCATCCACGTCTACGTTTTTATGTGACCCGATCTGGGCCATTAGATTACTAATCATTACCTGATTAAGGTCAACAAGTATCATAACAAATTCCTATTCTAAAGGTACATTATACCACATTAATAGTTTTAGGTCAACTCGTCATTATTAGAATTAAGGAAACTAGCTTGGAACGCTGCACCTTCTGATGAGTTAACTAAGTCTTCTGTTAGTTTATGTATTGGATGTTCAAGACCACATGCTCTCATCATGGTTGCTTTAATAGTCTCGCACACCATCAACATATCTCTATCAATATTCTCAGCTACGCTGAGATCCATTCCTCTTGCTACCATATCATCAAAAAGTAGATATGACAATTCAATAGAATGATCAAGTATAAACTTGGTCTGATAAGCTGCTATGTTTGCTTTGCGTTCTTCTTCTGATTGAGGAACGACTGATGGCGCATACCCATTGCTAGGGAATTGGATTATATTGTCCTTCATGAAGCTATTTAGCATTCTTCTCACGAGCTGCTTTCATACGCTCTACAAAAGCTGCTTTTGCTTCTGGAGACATAGTACGCTTCTTCTTAACTTTTTTGTTTGGTGCAGAGCTTGAGGTTACAATACGATGCCCCTGTTCATTGTACTCTTCTTCTGGCATGCCAAAGTCTAAACGCTCTGCGTTCTCTAACTCTGGTGTCCACTCGGTTTGATAGTCCTTGTACCAAACACCAAATGTTCTTTTAGGCTTACCATTAGGAAAATAAGCCATAGCAACACATCTCTGACTAACGCGCCTTTCCATATCGCCACCGGCAAAGGGACTAATGTAATCGCCAGACTTAAGATAAGCCTCAAGTTGTGAAAGATAGCTTTCCCATGTAATGCGTTTAGCTA